TTTTAATTGCCATTAGCCAAGTCCTAACGCATAAATAATAGCTTCGCCTTCAGTTTGAGACGTAGAGTAAACGTCCAAATAACCTCTGGCTGCAGCAGCATCAGTTGCTGTAAACAGATTAGCGCCAATAGCACTTGCGCCTAAAGCCGAAAGGGCGGAAGCAACAGTAGTTGCCGTAAACACACCAATACCAATGGAAGTTCCGCCTAAGTTGATGCGAGCGCCGCCTGCTGTTGTTGAACCCGTGCCACCGTTGGCAATGGAGATGGGCGTAGAAATGCCTTGCGTCGAGGCATTAATCATATCCGTACTATCACAATACAAAATTTGGTGCTGATTTTGGTCCACAACCAATCCAGACCCAGATGATGTTTTAATCGTCAAGGTATAAGAACCAGTTGTAGCGTTATTAACCCAATATTGCTGTACCGTAGGTGGTACAATAACAATAATATTACCCGTCAAAGCGCCAGTAAATTTATACGCTGTTTTGTTTTGCTGCGCTGTAGTCAGCGTATAGGTGCCAGATGAAGGCAAAGCGATTGTAGTATATGTAAAGGCAAAATTGACGTTTTGACCAAATCCAATGGTATAAAAAGCAGTGCCATCCGACACGATTGTGCAGGAATCAGTTGGGTTAGCGGTTTTTGTTGAGTTTCCATCAATCAAATATGCACCGGGGCAAGTAATAACCAATGCGCCTGTGCCGGAGTTTCGAACTTGAATAAACCAATTTGCCCCAACCGTTGCCGGGGATGGAAGGTTAAGAACGCCAGCGCCGCCATTCCAGTTAAGGAGAGATGCGCGGTCAACCGACCCGGCGGTATATACAGAGTTAAAAGTTGTAACGGGCAGGGATTGAGCAAGCTGGGTAGAAATAGCCACCAAACCAGCGCCAGCAAGAGCCGCAGCGTTTGTGGTTGATACGCTTGCTCCGTAACGAAGGGTCTGCCAAACACCAGCCGCCGTGCTATTATCTGTAATGTAAATTTGCCACAATTCACCAGATGCAGGAGCGACAACAGTTGTGCCATTGGCGTTTACTACGTTGACGGTATAAGCGCCAATGTTGTTAAAAAGTATTGTTTGGCCTTGAGCAGCAAGGTTTGCAGCTGGCAAATAAACCTTTAACCCGCTTACCGATGGGTTAAGGTCAATAATGCGGGCAGCGATATTTGTGCTTGCCGTTGTGTCCAAAGGCCAGTTAAGGACCATATCGGTCGAAAAATTAAGAGCATAATACGATACGCCACTTGGGTATATCGTTGAGCCGCCAAAAACACTGCTATAGCTCATGTTAGGTTCCACTTCTTACAGTTGCGCGGTCAACCATACGCTTCAGGTCTTCGTTATTTATCGCTTGCATAGAGCGATCATAGAATCCCTGCCAAACCTGAATACGCTCATCGTTTTTCAAAAACGGTGTTGCTTCAAGCAAAGCACCGTAAAGTATCAATTGTGGTGCATATTCTGTGAGCCAGTTTGTCTGGACAATATCGCTCAGCAAGGGAGGAAGTTCGTAATAAAGCACTTCGTATGGGTAGTTTTGGTCGGGCGTTGGACCGATCAGCCAATTATTATAATTATAATCAGCATAAAACTTAGGTTGGCTGGTTAATGCTTCGTTGGGCCAATAGTTGCGAACATACTCATATGAGCGAGCAAACAATGGCGTTCTTGTGGTATTTCCGGTTCCTGTGCCAAAGTTAATGGATACTGTGCTTTTCCAGCGATCTGGCTTTGGATAAACAGATGTTCCCGCTACCATTGTGTTGGTTAGGGCAACTAGAAAACCCTGAATCTTCAAATCTGTCGCAATTCTGCGCTCAGCAAGGGTAATAAGGCGGGGAATTTGTTGGTAAACGATAGGATCGACGGATGCAGAATAACCACGTTCGAGGTAATTACGAACGTCGCTCTGCAATTCCGTAAAAGTCATTCCCGTTTGAGAAACCATTTACCCTATCTCCTAGCGGCACTATAGCACCAAATTTTACTGGTTGCACCAAGCATCTCGCCGTGCATTGCCAATTCTTATCTCGGCAATTGTCTCTTTTGTATCCTTGGAGCTATAGGTAATCGGCTGCCAAACATTGCAGACCGCACCATTAGTCCCGACGGTACTTGTCAGACTTGAGCAACCCGCCATCAGAATTGTCAACCCTATCACCAGCATTAACCGCATTTTGGGTTCTCCTCAGTATATCCGCTTGAGCAGCCGCTTCCATATCGGCCACAGCGTCCGCTCTAATTTTATAGTAAACGCCAGAAACAACAATAACAGCAAGGACGGCAATGGCAATATATCTCCCAATCGGGGTTAGCAAAAATGCGATCATAGGCCATGTTCCTTCATGTGCTGTGAGCGCCAATACCAAATGGCCAGCCCAAGGCCAACCAACGCCACCATTAATAGGAAATTAGTATTATGCAACAACCCAGTAACTGTACTCACAAGATCGGTAGCATCTTGGGCCTGAGAAGTTACTTCCTTTGCCGCGCTTAAGCCACCAATCGCCGTTGTGGCGATAGCGGCATTGCCCTGTTTGCTTTCCAGCATGGTTTTTTGTGGCTCAATTGAGACAGGGTCAGGCTCAGCTCTATGGTCTGGCTCTTCATGGGGATGGTTGTGGGCCAGCGCCCAAACTGCACATTCTGCCTGCCGACGACGAACCAAACCGGGCAATTCCTTGCCGCCAGCCTTGGTCCACTTCATCAACTCAGCAGGAACAGCGTCAAAATCACCCGAATTGACCTTTTTCAGCAAAGTAGACTTTTGCAGCGCCCCAACACCAGCATTGTATGCAAAATCCACCAAAACATCAAATTGGTGCTGGTCAAGCTCAACCGTAACGCATCCTGCTACGCTGCGCTCAAATTTAGCCAAATCGCGGGCAAGAATCTGCTCCGCCTTGTCCTGCGTAATGGTCAGGCCATCATAAACAGCTGGATCACCAGCGGCAGAGGTGTGGCCATAGCCAATGGTCCAAATGCCAGCAGGGCATTTATATGCCTTGAGCTTGCAACCCTCAAACTTTTGCAGCAAATCGCGTCTGCCTTCATCGGACATTTTCATTGTTTTTCTCCCAGTTTTGCTTCCAAAAGCCTAACACGAACACGAAGATCGTTAATTTCTTTGAGCATCTCATCGCGTAATTTGTATCTAGCATCCGCGCTTATAGGGCTATCTGTTGGTATTCCTTGAGGTGTAATGAGCAATGGCATTTTGCCTTTAATGTCCTGAACATCCATATGCAGGCCATTAATGCCTGAAATGAGCCATGTTATTGCGGCAACAATAACTGGGAAGGCCATGCTTGCCAATTTGCTAAAATCGTAATGGCCCTTGTCATCCATTATACTCTACTCCCTAAAAGTATAATCCCCACAACCATCATTATAGTTAGCAATAATATAACAATGAAGCTTACAACAGCTGCTTCCCGAATATCTTCCATTTTTTGCGCCTGCTTGCGAGCTTCTTCCCAACGCTCTTTTTCAATTTCCTTGCGAATATTAATTACCTCGCGCTGAACTTGGTCCCATGCGGCCAACCCATATTGACCAACAAACATATTTTTAGCTTTTAATGCCAAATCCTGCGCTTCAGCTTTAGCCGTATAGCGCTCAATGGCAATTTGTTCTGCGGATTTTCTGTTAAAAAGACCTTTTTTGGGCGGTTCGGCAGCAAGTTGGGTGAGTTTTGCTAAACTGCCCCACAAATCCGACAAATCATTCGCCATCGACCGGATTTCTTTTCCAGCCGCTATTCCTGCTTTTAGGCCGCTATATGCCGTTTGCGCTACCGCAAGAATAGTTAATGGGTCCATCGGTCATTTATCTACTTTGCCGTCTAATTTGTCAAAAATCTTGCCAAGCATGTCCTCTATGCGCTTCATAGATTCGCTATGTTCATCCCGCCTAACATAGTTTGTTGGCAAATTTACTTCAATTGTATGAACATCGGCACGAAGATCAGCAACCGCATCCCATAGTTGCCGGGCAAACCAACCTATGACTGCTAATGTTGTTCCCGCAGCTATGTTGATAATGCCCTGCATGTCCATTACACACCTGTTATGCCAGTATTGCGTCCATGCTTGCCTGCGAGATGGCGGTAGCAGCAACAAGGGCGGTGAGAATCTCGGTTACTTCAGCAACGTGTTTGGGGGTAGTCAATTCCAATTTTGCCGTAACAATTTCATGGAAAACATCATTGTCCCATTTTGTTTTTTCAGCAAAGGTAAGTTTTGAACGAACGTCATCAATGCCCCATGTGCGGGGCGGTGCAGGAGGGGCAACCCATTCACCTTGATCGTTCTTGACCCACCCAACCTGAGCGCCTTCTGGAGTATCAATGCAAGATGCAAGCACATCTTCATGGAAACAATCAGTAATTGCGAATCCGGGGATTGGTGTAAGAATTTCGACAATCATATTATCGTGAATATGGGCTTTCATTATTAATACTCCACAATTACAAGGCCGGGTGCGCCACCATTATTTCATTCTCCGCCCGGAAAACCGCCATCTGATCCACCGCCACCATTTGATCCTACAGAAGAACCAAGTGCTCCACCGCCGCCACCACATAAACCAATAAAATCAATG